AACACAGCCGCAGGACATCCGCAAGGTGGACAGTTTTCTTATAATCACCGCAACCATGCCGCTCCGGGAAGTGGCGGCGCAGGCGGCCATTATAATGGAAACAGGGGTGCTATAGGCCGAGGCGGAATGGTCGTTGTTTACGAATATTATTAAAGAGAAAAACATATGGCATTTGATTATAGAACCTTAAAACAATTGTCTACTGAAGATATAGTAGACGGATCGCTTGAAAAAACAGAATTAGCAAACGGTGTAGGTATTTCACGCACCGTAGCTAATAGTGCTGTTGGAGATACAAAACTAGCTAACAGTTCAGTGGATTTAGGCGGCAATAAAGTGACGGGTACATTGGGCGTAGGTTCAGGAGGAACAGGATTAACGTCCGCTGGAAGCAACTTAGAAGTATTGCGTGTTAACGGCGCCGGCAACGCTCTGGAATACTCTCGAATAGGTATCAATGCAATCAGAGCATATCAGGGCAATTCAACATGGAACAGACCTGCCGGTGTAAGATATGTTCATGTGCAAGTTGTAGGCGGTGGTGGTGGCGGCTCGGGCCACGGCGAAAGTGGCGGTGCAGGCGGTTACGCAGAAGAAATTATTAATGTAGAAAGCATAAGTTCGGTAAGCATAAGCATAGGGAGTCGAGGCGGTAGTTCGTATTACTCCGGTGCCGGCGGCAACGGAGGATCAACCTCCTTTGGACCGTATTGCTCTGCAGGCGGCGGGTTCGGCGCAAACAGAAATAACCAGCACTCTGGTGGAGTTAGTGGTGTAGGAAGTGGCGGTAACTTAAATATTCATGGCGGCGGTGGTGGAAATCACACTGAAAGTTCGGGCCCCGGAGGATCATCATTCTGGGGAGGTAACACCGCAATGGGACATCCGCAAGGCGGACAGTTCACATATAATCACCGCAATCATGCCGCTCCAGGAAGTGGCGGAACTGGCGGATATTATAATGGAAACAGGGGTGCTATCGGTCGCAACGGAATGGTTGTGGTAACTGAATACAGATAAATAGGATTATAGGAAAATATTCATGAAAAAAGTTTTAGTAAGCTTAGAAGGTTATGTAATGCAAGTCGAAGAACCCGGTAGTGACTTTGACATATACGAAGGTCCAGATGCAACATTTGCATGGGTAGATGCACCCGATGATGTGACATTACAATGGACACTAGAATATAGCCCATCTCAAGGTAAAATGATTTGGGTCAATAGAGATGCACCTCCAGTCGATTTAGGAATGCAAAGAAGAGTTGCGTATGGCACCGTGGAGGATCAATTAGACATGCTTTATCATGATATGAAAGACGGAAATCTCACAAGCGGATCTTGGTTTAATCATATTGATATAATCAAAAAATCAATTCCTAAGCCTCCTCCAAGCGAAGAAGAGTTATCTCCTGAGGAGCAAGAAGCTTTAGATGCAATACGCGAGCCGGATGTTAACTCCCCTATGAAATTTTCGACACCGGAAATGCCATCATGGGTAAGATGCCCGGGATGGAAATATTACGAAGGTGATAAGGAGAAAGATGTATAATGGCTACACTTAGAGCAATTGGTCCTGTAACGGTCGAGAATGTATCTTTGGGGAAATTATTTGAAGCTTCTCTAGTTTCATTTGAAAAAAAGGTTAGTCTAGTAGTAGAAATAAATGGACATAATGTGTCTTTAGCTTACGATACCGATGGCAATGATTATGAAGCTGATCATAATGGACATAGGTATAGGGCTATGAATCCTAAATTTGTAGCAGAATAAACTATCTTATTTGCATAAAGCAGGTCCTGCCCTGCTTTTTTTATCATCCCCTGATAATAAACGTTAAATATATCCAAGTTTAGTGGAGAAAATATGAAAATAAAAAAGGTGTGTATTGTTGGTGGCGGATCGTCGGGCTGGATGACTGCTGCTTCGTTAGCAAAACTTTGTCCTCATCTTGATGTCGTGTTGGTAGAGTCAAAATCAGTCGGCACTGTAGGTGTTGGTGAGTCTACCCTAGGACATATTAATAGATTTCTAAAAATGCTCGATATCACAGACGAGATGTGGATGGCCGATTGCAATGCTACATACAAGAACTCGATTAGATTTACAAGCTTTAGAGAAAACAACAATGAAGTTTTCGAGTATCCTTTTTGTCATGGGTTCGATTCTACCTTTGGAAAAGAAAACGGATTAGAAACGTGGAATGAACTTTCTGCCCTATACCCGGATATTTTTACTCCTGAGACGTTCGCAGAATTTCATGCTTTATCAAATACTACTCTTGCTACATATAATAAACAAACAAGAAATGAAGAAAAAAAATTAAAGTTTTTTGATTTCGGTCTAGATACTGCATATCATATGGATGCACAGTTATTCGGCGAATGGTTAAAAAATAATATTGCGTTACCCAATGGAGTAAAACACATCACAGGTAATGTAATAAATTTTGCTGACGACGGAAAAGGAAAATTATTCAAGTTATTTGTAGATTCGGGCGACGAAATCGGCGCAGATTTATTTATTGATTGCACTGGATTCAGATCTTTATTATTAGAAAAAATAATGGGCGCACAATTTATTTCATTCGAAGATTATCTTGCAAATGATAGAGCATGGGCAGTTAGACTTCCGTATTCAAACAGAGAAGAGCAAATGCACAATGTAACTGATTGTCATGCGTTAGGCAACGGTTGGGTGTGGAATATACCTCTCTGGAACAGAATAGGGACCGGTTACGTATATTCCAGTCGTTTTATTGACGATGACGGCGCACTGAAAGAATTTAAAAATCATTTAAATGAGAAACATGATGTAGATCTAGAAGAAGCAAAATTTTTCCCCGTCCAAATCAGGCACGGTAAGCGGACTCGTGCTTGGATAGGAAACGTAGTAGGTATAGGTCTAAGTTATGGGTTTGTTGAACCTTTAGAATCAACAGGTCTACTAACAACACACGAAAATATTATAAGATTAGTAGATATGCTAAACACAAGGGGCGGATATCTTACTAGATCAGAAAGAGAAGCATTTAATAAAGCAGCTGATACGGATATAGAAGGATTCAAACAGTTTGTTTCTATGCACTATGCATTATCTAAAAGAAATGACACAGCATACTGGCGTTGGGCAACTCAAAAAAATGAATACGAGCCCTTGCAGTTTAACGATTTTCAATCTTCAAGATATGATTATAAAGATATCTTAGGACCTATAATAGGAAACCTAGCAATGAACGATAGATATCATGGAAATAACTTTATTATTGCTGGTATGGGAATGCGATCAATTTCTACCGTTGGTCTTATTAAAGCAAGATATAACTACGACAGACTAAGTGAGCTTGAAAAGATAAAAAATGAATTTTTACACAAAAGAGACAGTGTTAGACAATATGTATCCGCCCTCCCAACACATTATCAATATTTAAAAGAAAATATATACAATAATATTGACAACTATGATGTTTAATTTTAAAAAGAAAAAACCAAAAATACGATTTTACAGTACCGAGCCCGGAGTGCCTGATGTGTTTCCTGTTGTTCCAACATCTCAAATTGAGAGATCGTGGTTAAATTTACCTAATTTTAATCATGATACAAACGGCGATATGTGGACAAAAAATTGTCCAGGTATAAAACTTATTATGAATGCAGGCTGGGTAATTCCTGCACCTGCAGATTTTATTATTGAAACAAACGGCGATGGTATTGACTTTCAATGGATTGAACCCATAAAGTTTGCCCACGAAAAACCACCCGGAAACGAAATTTATATAGGCTTCCATGACAAAGATCAATCTGCCAGACTAGTAAACAAAAAAAATACTTTACAAACTGTTGTTAAGGTAAACACACCCTGGAGAGTTGAAGTTTCAGACGATTATCTATTATTGCAAATGCCAGTGTCTTATAATAACGAATTTAGGTTTACCTCGGCACAAGGAATCCTAGATCCTAGATACGCACATGTTTTAAATATTCAGTTGTTTTGGCACGAAACAAACTCAAAAACCATAATCAAAGCCGGAACTCCTTTAGCACAGTTTATTCCTATAAAAAGGAACGAATATATTTCAACAAATTTTGATTTCAGTGTAACAGAAGCAACAGAAAAGGATAAGCAAAAAGAACGAGCTTTTAACTATGCTCTCCGATGCTCCGAACTCAAATATGACACTTTAAAATCGAGATTAAAAAGAGTCAAATCAGTTCTAAGTAAATATGCTTTATAAGGAGATATAATATGACATATAAAATAAGTTTACAAGAAGTTACAGATAAAATTAAACATAAAAAAGAAGATACTGAAATTAAATTACAAACGCTAGAAAATGAATTAAACGACACTTCATTGAATCCTTACGGAATAACCACAATAGATTTTTCGGAAAGAAATGAAATGTTAGAAGATATCCTTAAAATGGAAGGAGTCTTAATGGGACTTCAACTAGCAATGGAAACATATGACGAAGCTTTTTTAGAGAAAGATGAATAATGCAATATGCGTCGATCCGTTTCCTTCGTTAATTTGGAAATATAAGTTCAATTTTAGATTTCCAGAGTGGAAAGCAAAACTGTATTTGCATTCTGAAAACAATACTTCTCATTCATATTTGGAAGAAGGCGATTCATACTCTAGTGTGTCGTCGCAAGACCAACCCATTCACTTATGGGACGAATTAAATGAGTTTAGAATTTGGCTACCAAACATAATTAAACAGAATTGTAAATATCATTGCTTTAAGGATAAACAATATACAATTTTAAATTCATGGTTTAATATTCACAGGCCTAGTGGAAAAACTTTAGAACATTATCATAACAAGACAGATTTAGTAGTAACTTGTTATTTAGATAAACCACAAAACACCGGCAATATTGAATTTAGAGATCCCTTAGAATACCATAAATCAAACACATCAATAGAACCAGAAGAATTGTTATGGAAAGAAGTTGATTGCAAAACAAATGACATTTTAATATTTCCAGGCTGGGTTCGACATAGAACACAACCGAATCGAGGGGATAAAGATAGAGTTGTAATGACAATAAACATAGGAAGTTATGAATTTTAATCGGTGTGTTCCGGATGCGAACAATTATAAAAACGAAGTAAAGATCAAAAGTTTACAGGATATCGAAATTGAATCCATAAACTTTGGAGAGATACACTGTTGGATTTTTAAAGATATATTTAAGAAGGACGGATTCGAAAAAATAAAAAATGTTATAGGATCATTTCCTATTCAAAAAAATAATAATATAGACACTAATTATGATCCTAATCCGTTCGATACCATACATATCCCTGCGTGGGCTTACAAAGAAGTTTGTTTCTTACTGCGAGATTTCTATTTAAAATTTCTCTGTGACAGTCCTTCACCTACTAATTTTGAGATTTTTGAATGGGGAAATGTTTATTTTAAGGATAAATCAAGACCAATAATAAGTAATCGTTTACCACATATAGATTTTTTGCATGGTATTGTAGGTAACTTATGGTTAGAACAACAAGGAGGCGAAAGCGGAACTTCATTATACAGCTATAACGGGCAAATAATAAATGGTCAATATGATTTTATGGTAGACACTAATCACAGGAAGCACTTAGATTATATGGAATTAGTGCAGAAAGGACGATCAGAGAATTGGTTTAATTTTGATAGCAATTTTTTGGCTGATTTCGGTTTTGTGTTTGAAGGATATTTACCTAGCATGGAAAATACAATGACCGTATACAGATCTAATCAATATCATACTCCATTTATAGACGACTTAACAAATTTTAGATGGTCGCATACATTTGCATTTTCTCACAGGTGAAACTAAACTATAAAAATGAACAAATTCGAATACAATCATGATTTTAGAATTACCGAACTATTTCCGGTTCCGCTGTTTCAAACGGTAATTGATATTCCTGATATTAATAAAGACGACTGGGTCTGGAAAGATAATTTAAACAATCAAATTTCTGAGAATCAAAAAATATTAGAGCACGAAAGTTTATCTATACTCAAGAAAGACATTGAATTAAATTTAAATACATTTTGGCGAAACGTTCTAAATGCAGATTGCGAAGCTGACATAGAAATAACACATTCTTGGCTGAATATCACGCATACACATCAAAGTCATCATTTACATAGGCATCCTAATAGCTATATTAGTGGTGTTTTATTTTGGCAACATCACGAATCTGCAATTGTTTTTTCAAATGATCGGTATAGTCAGATACAGTATGAAGTTTCGTGCACAAATATGTTAAACAGTAATACATGGAGAGTGTGTCCGGAACCTGGACTACTTTTATTGTTTCCTAGCTATCAAAGTCATGCGGTTGAATATGTATCACAGGAACAATCCGAAAGATTAAGTTTGAGCTTTGATACATGGGTTCGTGGCAGCGTGAACAGTATTCCTAATCAACAATTGATAATAGGATGACTATCTTTATGGAGAAGTTATGAATTTAGATTATTATTTTCCAACTCCTGTTTGGTGGACAGATACTACATTCGATAATACAGATCTGTTAAAATTATATAATGATCTCAGGACCAAAGACCCAGTAGGAGCAGAATTAAGTAATTTTGGAGGCTGGCAAAGTAAATCTTTCGCCCACAATGAATTCAACTGTACGTTACAAATATCGGATCTAATTTTAAACCAAGGAAGTAGAATTCTATCAGATTATGGATTAGAACCGACCTGTCATGTATTAGAAATGGATAATATGTGGTTTAACTGTAACAAAGGAAAAGATATAAATCAAGTCCATATTCATGGAGGATCTGATTTCTCAGGAGTTTACTACCTTTCGGCTCCCGAAGGATCAGGAGATATAGTCTTTTATAAAAATTATCACGAAGAATTTTTTACGAACAGTTTAGGAAATAATTTTGAGAGAATAACACCTGTTAGTGCAACTGTTGCTAAGTATCCGTCTAAAAACAAAAGATTAATCTTATTTCCTTCGAATTTACAACACGGTGTTCTTCCTAGCTCAACAGAAAGAGAGCGAATTTCTATCTCTTTTAATATTAAGGTAAAGCATGTTTGAAAATTTATGTGAAAAAATATTAAAAAAATATAATTTACAGTATAACGATCGACCAGTACACTTTGAAAATGTTTTTAACGACCCGTCAATACTAGCTAACTGGACGACTATCGAAAATTGTATTAACTTTCCTGCAATGTATGAATTTGAATTAATTGATTTTCATAATCAAAAGATTGAAATTCCTAGATATAGGAAGATGTGGAATTCAATAAAAACTGTGCAAGATAAAGAATTTGTTTTTAATAAATTTATGCAGGGGTATGGCTTAATCATAACAAATTACGATAATAACAACGAGTATATAAATAATTTGCTTAGATGTTTTGAAAACTTTTTTGATGTTTATACCGATGCGCATTTATATTGTGGTTTGAAAAATGCTAATTCTTTTTCAATTCACGAAGATTATCCATCAAATTTTATTGTTCAAATCGACGGAACAACACATTGGAAAGTATTTAAAAATAGAATATCAAGCGTCTATAGGACAGGGTTAATGAACAATCTACTAAAAGAAGATCAATTAGAAACAGTGTTAGATGTAACTTTGAATCCTGGTGATATGTTATACATTCCTGCTAGAGCCTATCACTGTGCACAACCATGCAACGAGCGTATAAGTATTAGCATTCCTTGTTGGAGCAGAACATTAGCTGATGACCCTGCATTGCAAAATGATAGAAACATATATAGGATAAATTAAATGTTTGAAACTCAATTGGTATACGGAATATTAGATACAAACGAATTTAAAGAAATAAATGATTTTGTAAACGGCACAGAAATAACCTGGACACATATAAAAGATACAACATATGAAAATGGCAGGACACCCAGTATTGATACACCTGCCTTTGCTCATATACTGTTGGGTCACGACGGGTATCGAAGCCCCTTTCTCGATAAATTTACGCCTCTGCACCAAGCATTAATGAATAGATTAGATATAACTCCTAAGAATGTATTCAGAATGAGATTAGGTTTTTTATTAAATACACGCTACACTTTTCCAAGTCAACCGTATGTTTATAATTCTCCGCATAAGGATGCAGATTTTGATCATCTAACAGCAGTCTTTCATTTTATGCATTCTGACGGAAATACAGTAATTTTCAATCAAACAGAAGAAAGTGATGCATATTCAATTAAGGAGAGCATTGAACCTGATCAAAACATGGCGGTAGTTTTTGATGGAAATTATTATCATGCAAGCACATGCCCAAAAGTATTTACTAAAAGAATTGCATTAACAATTAATTTTACTATCTAAATGGAAAATTTTAAAAATAAAAATATAAAACCGCTTGTTCCTACTATTATCATAGATGACTTTTTTGAGTCGCCGTCGTTGTGGTTAGAATATGCAAAACAATTAGAGTATTTTAAAGGCGATAGAGGCACCTGGCCCGGTTATAGATCCGATTTATTTTCTAATATGAATACTGAGCTGCAGAATATAATCGATAATAAGCTCTTACAACATCTTTTTGAATTCGATAAATTTACAAAGAATGATATCAGCATACAATGTGTATCAGAAGAATGGGGCCAGGGATGGATTCATGACGATGATCCAAAATTTTATGGTGCCGCTGGAGTGATATTTCTTAATAAAAAATATCCTAAAAATACAGGAACAACAATCTACAATCAACAGATAGATCCAAGTTATGAAAAGTTTGGAAATATATTTTTTGATGATGTTACAGATGTAGAAAGAAAACATAATGATCTCTATCTAAAACACCAACAAGAACAAAAACAAATGTTTAAAGAAACTATCAAAGTCGAAGGAAGATATAATAGGTGTCTAATATTTGATCCGAGACAATGGCATGCGGCAGATAATTATTTCGGCACAAGCAAAGATGATAGTAGATATACAATTGTTTTTTTTGTAAACAACAAGGATTCATTAAACTAATGCTATCACCAGAGGAGAGTTCGAGACTCATAAAAGAAAATGATCTAAAAAACAGGATAAAATATCCGAGATTTCCTAGTCGTATTATAGAAGATTTTTTACCTTGTCCGTATGTATGGAGAAACTTAGCCTTACAACAAGATTATTACGATACTGATCTGCCTATTCCAGGCCAGCGCAGTAAATTTCTCGAACAAATTGATGCAGATATATTTACAGACTTTGCTCGTATATTTTTAAAACATTTTCCTATTTTTTCTGGTTTTCAAAACCTTTCTGTTTGTTTTCAATTGGTCGATGAAACATATGGCCAGGGGTGGGTGCATGACGATGATCCTACAGTTACCTTCTCAGGGGTAATATATCTTAACCCACATGCTGCAGCCAATACCGGCACAACTTTATATGATGATCAGGAAGACACATATGCTAATGACTTTAAAGATATGATTTGGAAGGACACCCTTCAATCTAGTGCCGATGAAAGAAAACAATGTAGTAAATATAGATTACAGCAACGAGAAACATTTACTCCTTCACTTACGGTCGAAAACGTTTTTAACAGAGCATTTATTTACGATCCGAGAACTTGGCACAGTGCAGATAATTTTTTCGGCTCAGATAAAGATGATTCAAGATTAACAATGGTATTTTACGGTAAAATTTAATGAGTTCTGACGATATAATAGTAATAGATAATATAATAACAAAAAGTTATCAAAATGCAATCTTAGATAGGGTTACTGCTCACACATTTCCGTGGTATTTCAATCCTAATCTAATCACGCCAAATTTTGCTAAAGGCAAAGAATATATGGATAGCAATCCAGTAGGATTAAATCATTTTTTATTCGAAGATGGTAAGGTCGATTCGCCATTTTTTGATTTTCTTTATCCGTTGATATTAAGTATTCAGGACATGAATATGTTTCCTAAGGCCTCGACAGAACGCATGAGGATGAACCTTACACAGCGAAATCCTAATTCGACAAAAGAACATCATCTACCACACATTGATAGTTTTTATGAACACTGGAATGTTATTTATTACGTAAATGATAATGACGGGCCTACCTATATTTTTAACGATACTAATAAAAATTATGAATATAAAGATCAAGATTTTATGCTCACAAATAACTTTTCGGTAAAACAAAAAATTTATCCGAAGAAGGGAAGAATTGTTGCCTTTCCAGGATTTTATTATCATGCTTCTAGTTTTTGCAAAGAATTTCCTTACCGGATTGTTTTAAATATCAATTTTTCAGGATTACAAGATGTACTGCAAAGATCACGAGATACATAATTCGCAATTAATTCTCAAAAATCATACAAAAATGGTAAATGATTTATATTTTGTCTATGATTTTTTCAAAGACATATTTCCTTATGGAGATAGCACAGAGGCATATCCTCTTTATAATGTGTTTTGTGCAACCTCTCCCGATCCTGTATGGTATCAACTACTACAAGAACTTAAATTAATTATCAGAAATTTTGCAGGCCATAATGATCCTTTGTGGATGCAAGCTTGGCTAAATTATCATACACCGGAAACTGTGCTAGGTTGGCACGGGCACGATTGGCCGATACATGGATATATCAACATTAATCCTTTCGATACGGAAACACAGTTCGAAGATTATACTGTAAAAAATAAAATAGGAAATATCTATATAGGTCCAGGTCATCGATTACATAAAGTCAATGTAAAAAGCAATTTTATAGAGCCTAGATTAACAATCGGGTTTGATGTTCACGACAAGCCAGAACCACCGTTTAGACATTTTTCATTGATGCCGCTATGAACTTAAATAAACCAATTTTTTTAAACAGAATTGTCGACGAAAAATTATTAGATTTTGTCACTAGAGAATTAAAAATAGCAGCCAATGCTGCCAGAATATTAGAACCGCACTCTGGATACGAAGAAGGATTTGCGGATAGTTTTAATTTTTATTGTCCGCCATGTTTAGAAGTTTTGTCGGAAATAATTCAGCCAGTAATAGAAAACAAACTACAACTAAAACTATATCCTAGTTACACTTATGCACGGTTATATCGACATGGATCCCGTTTAAATAAGCATTATGACAGACGAAGCAGCGAATTTACAGTAAGTTTATCACTGGAATATGATGATTCAAATTGGCCTTTGTGTATTTTAGATGATGAAAATAACATAAACAAATTTGTGCTTAACAAGGGAGAAGCCGTAATTTATAGCGGCAGGCAATTTGCGCACTGGCGTGACGGTCCTTATAAAGGGAAAGAACAAGCACAAGCATTTTTTCAATATGTAGACATAAACGGCGATAGTGCTGATCTCAAATATGATGGCAAAATAGCACCGGGCCTTCCCTTTACCTTTTAAACATTAATCAGTAACTTTTAAACTAGAAGCATAATTTACCAGATCGTTTACTGATGGTGTTGCATCTAAAAAATCAATTCCTTGCATTGCTAAATTAATTGCTTCTCTATGTTTTACAGTTTGGGGTAGTATACCCTGTCTTATGTTATAAGCTTTTTTATGTAAATGCGGCATTTGCCCCCAAAGGTTAGCTATTTCTTTCCTATCTAATAATCGCAAGCCCCACATAACTTGCGTGTAATTAAGACTTTTAAACATGATAAAATGATCGTTGAATGGTTGATGAGAAGGAAGATATTTCTTAAAATCATCTAAATATTCTCTGTTAAAATCTGTCAAAATTAAGTCAGAATTAATCCAGCGCCAAAACTCACTGTCGCGTCTTTCTGTTATATAATGTATTTGAACAAAATCAATTATATTTTCAGAAACCTGTTTAAATCTCTTATTATATATTTTTGCACTTGTTTTATCATTTTTATGCCAATGTGGTAAACTGGTAATTAAACCAAACATCTGTTGTATTGTAGAACCAATGCTGGTTGCTTCTAGCGGTTCAACAAACATACTGGCAAGACCTACACAAACACAATTTTTTGTCCAGTTTTCGTCTAAATATCCTGCAGAAAATTTTATTTTTTTAGCTATTTCTATTTTATCCGAATGTTGCGATTGCGCCTCGCTTATAGCTTCGTCTTCATTTATGAAATCGTCACAGTAAACATAGCCGTTACCGAATCTGTTTTGTGTAGGTATTCTCCACATCCAGCCTGAGCTTAAAGCTCTTGCTTCAGTGTGCGAAGGTATGTCTTCCTTATATCCTGTAGGAAATGCGATGGCACTGTTCATAGGAAGATAGTCTTTGCAGTCTATCCATTTTACACCAAGCTTTGATGCAATCACTCTTCTAAATCCGCTACAATCAATGAAGAAATCTGCTGTATAAATTTGTTTTCCGTGAAGTTTAGATACAAAGCCGCTTTCATCTAATTCTACATCGTCTATAGTATCATTTATGAAAATTACGCCTTTATTCTCACACTTTTTATGAAAATAGTCATTAAGTTTTTTTGTATCAAAATGAAACTGATTTACGCTTTTAGAAAAAGGCCCGGCGTGCCTACTCTCTAAAGTTTCTTTCCATACCGATGCAAGCGCATCTTCTCCGTTGGCAATTTGATCTACCATGCTAAGGTACAAGCCCGACCTCGGGTCTTGCGAAAGAGTAAACTCGGCAAGGGCATGCCAATATTCAGTGTTATCGCCATGCCAGTTATTAAATCTTATACCGGTTTTAAAAGTTGCATCTGTTTCTCTTAGTAATTCAGGAATATCGATTTCTAAATATTCCATAAGGTGTGCCCAGTGTTCTGTTGACCCCTCACCAACTCCTATAATTCCAATATCCTTTGATTCTATCAGGGTTACATCTAATTTTGGAAATGCGTGTTTACAACACAGGGCACTTATAAGACCTGCTGTTCCGCCTCCCAACACAATTAATTTATTAATCATTGGTTTGTTCCTCAAAAAAGTCTTTCTTAATTGTTGATTCTAGTTTAATAACTGCAATAGAATCTCTTGCTAAATTATAATTAATTTTACCTGTGGGTAACACATTAAAGCTTATTGTGTATCTATCAGTGTCATCAAAATTAGGCATAGTAGAGTGATACATCCAACTAGGAAATAAAATTAATTTTCCAGGTTCTGGGTTTATGCGATAAAAAGGAGAGAATTCATGTTGAAGGACTTCGATTTGAGCATGTGTTCTTTGAAATACTGGGTCCTCAAACACAGTAGGCGCGCCCTCTGTTAAATAATAAATTCCACTCCATAAACTCATAGAATGTCTATGTGGAGCATGATACATATCAGAGTTACGATAATATTTATTAGCCCAACTGCTTGAAATTTCTAGCATGTCGCAATCATACTTATGATCATCTTTCAGCATGTTTAAACAGGAATTTATCCAATTAAATAAGCCACAAAATTGATCTTTTACGTGCAGATTATCAATAGAGCTTAGTGCATTATGTTCACCGAATGTTTCGTCATCCAGCAGTGAAATCAACTTGTCGTTATCGAGGGTATCATTGTTAAAAGAGTAGATTGAAACGGGGAATAAGTTTATTTTATCCATTGTCTATCCAAATTATTAGTATATTTAGTTTTACATTTTTAGACTATGTGATTTAACGATAAATAAATTGCAGGGAACATTAAAAATGGCAAAAACAGAAACATTTAACTTCATCAGAATTATTCCTAGAGAGACTGATTTTTTACAGAGAAGAGTCGGAGCTAGAGGAGAAATTTTCCTAGACAGAGAAAACCAGACCTTAAGATTTTTTGATGGGGAAATTCAAGGCGGAGCTACTTTAGCTAGAACCGATTTAAAAAATATAGATATAGAAACACTCGAAGATGCTATCAATTCGGCGGGATCCGCATTTATATCTTACACTGTAACAATCAATAATACAGGAGATGGAAACAAGTATATTCTGAATGGAGATTACAAGCCTGTTTTGAACTTTGTAGCAGGATACACGTATGAATTTAATCAAGATGATTCCACAAATGTATATTATCCTAATGCAACCGGCACAACAAATAATCAACATCCTTTGAATTTTTCAGCAGATGACCCTAACGGTGAAGCAGGTGATGGGACTGTGTATACCGCCGGTGTAACTTACCTTTTAGACAATGTAGCAGTTAACAAACAAGCCTACTGGGACGGATTCGAATCTGCAACTTCGCGCAGGGTAAGAATTAAAGTAACAACCGATACACCTTCTGTTCTTTATTATTGGTGTCAAAATCATCTTAATATGGGAAACGAAATTGCAGTAGCTGTCCCAGGAACCGGATCAGGAAGTTCCTTAGACATAACCTACACTGCTGATGAAAACCTAGATTGGGCAGCAGGGTCCTATGATTTTGGAAACAACATAATCAAATATTCAAATGCTGTCCAGCTAGAAAGTGAGCTGTCAAATTATTCGCCTGCTACATATCATGGTATGACAATGCATGTCCATGAGTCCGGAGCATTATATTATGCACATGCAGGAGAATGGCGCAAATTAGTTACAGATACAAGCTATGGAGATCCTGTATCGGTCGGTTACACAGATCCTTTAAATTCAATTGCATATGACGGTTTGACATTAAGTAATGGAACCGGTATAAGTATTCAGTCTCCTTCGCCTAATAGTTTTACAGTAAGTTCAACAGGTCTGCAATCTCTTGCATTTTCTGTGCAAGGACAAACTACTTTAGAACAAACGTCTGACACCGGAAGTTTAAATTTAGTTGGCAACAATTTATCTATCTCAACAGATGAGGAGAGCAACACAATCACATTCACTGCGCCGCAAGCTGTAACACAGGCATTTACTCGAATAACGGTATCGGGCGAAAGTGACATTGTTGCAGACCAAGCAGAGGATGCGTTTCAACTTGTAGCCGGACCTAATATATCAATATCCACAAGTCCTGGCGGCGACTCTATTACAATTAGCGGAACTTCGGGCGACGGGGAAGCAAGCGGAGTATCAACTGGACAAGCGAACAGACTTGCTAGGTATGCTTCAACAGGACAGGTTATACAGGATACAGGCGAAAACCTAATTTTCGATGGCACAAATCTAATTTTAAACGGAAGCCCAGTAGTAACGGCGTCAACCGAAACAAAAACGGAATTTTTTATAGCCGCAGACGACTCTACTATTCGGTTAGTAAGAAATCAGGAAAGTGTGAAGTTTATAGGCGGCACAGGAATTACCACAACTAGTGATGTAGATGGTAACATTACAATTACAAATACCTCAACAGACCAAAACATATTTTCAACTATTTCGGTTGCTGGGCAAGACAACATTACAGCCGATACAACATCAGACACGCTTACCTTTGCGGCCGGGTCGAATATTACACTTACAAATGATGCACTATCTAATACAGTTACAATTGCGGCAGCAGGCGGAGGAATAGCGTCTAACACTTTTGAAACTATAGCTGTAAGCGGACAATCTGATGTTGTAGCAGATAACTCTACAGATACACTTACATTAGTTGCTGGCTCAGGAATTGTTATTACAACAGATGCAGATAATAACAGTATTACTGTTGCTAGTTCTGCAGCTACTCCTGATTTATTCCAAACTGTAGAAGGTGATAACGGCAGCGTAACCGCAGATAGTCCTACAGAAACACTAACTATCGCCGGCGGCACAGATATTTCAACATCTGTATCTGGCAATACTCTAACAATAGGATTCACAGGTAGTGCTGGCGCGGCTAATTTTTCAGAGTTAGGAGATGCAACAGATGCATCATTGACAGTTGATGATTTTTATCTTCCGGCAATTACCAAATTAATTGTAGACAACAATTTAGCTTCGGCCTACACATTCGATCAATATTCAGGTGATAATCCAACTATATATGCGATAAGTGGTTTAACTATAGCATTTGATCTTAATAATATTCAAGGACATCCTTTTCTGGTTCAGGATCCGGCCGGGTCTAATTACAGCACAGGATTAGTTCATGTAGATTCAGACGGGACAGTGAGTGAAGGAACCAACGCCCAAGGCAAGACCAGTGGAACTTTATACTGGAAAATACCTTCTAGTATTTCTGGGGGTTATAGATATCAATGTTCTGTGCATTCTAGCATGGTTGGTTCGATTCAAATTAAAAGTATAGCAACTATCTAGGAATTTTATTATCCTTAATAATTTTTTGAATATCTTTTCTGATTGAAACTATCTTAAGTCTGTTAGAATTTATAGTCTCTGGAATAGCGTTTGTAATATGAAGATCATTATGCATTTTGTCTATTAATTTAACCTCATCTATCAATCTTTCAATTAAAATTCTTAAATCCTGTTGTTGTTTTTGATCATCTATTTCTGCCATAGCAGTTTTATAGGTGTGTAATTCTTTTTTAAATTTTTGGCTTTTTTCAAGTTGCATCATGCTGTAACTCCAAAATTGTTTCTATTTTAGCTTTTGTTATACTGTTGGTTAAGGTATTTTTTAAACCCACGTGTATATTTTTAGGTAAATTATCGACGCCTGCCCAACAATAGGTTTTTGATTTGCTTGCTAAAAATTCTTGATCTACAATACATACATACGTACTGTATTCAAATCCGTTGTCTCGAGATATGTAAAGCTCAATTGGAATAATTTTGCCGTGAGCATATTCGTCTAAAGTATTTTTTGCATCTTCAATCAATGCACCAGATTTAGGAAACGTGGGCACAGTCCACTTTTGATTTTCAAGAATTAAAAGAATTCTTTCTGACGACTTGCTTATGTACAAAAGCCCGGCACGTTGATTCATACACTAATTATACAGAATCTAATTCAATTCTCCAGAAACCTGAAGCGTATTCGCCTTCGAACGATTTAAGCCATTGCGATCCGTTCCAAACATATTGTATGCCTGTGCGAAGGTTTTGTATGTATGTTGGATCTTTGCCAGACACCGGACTAAACACTGCCTGCCATTCTGTGCCGTTCCACTCCACGATATAATTCAGTCCCATCTCACCAGTTTCGCCGTCTAGGTTAGTCCAGCCTAAGGGCCGATCTACAATGTCGTCTAACAATAGATACCTTGTACCTACTGGAATGTTGTCTAACGAGCCAAACTGTGTCAGAGGATCAAATTTTTCTGGATCCACTATGGCGTCAATTGTGCCTCTGTTTTCAACACCTTGTAATATTGTGTTTGTAGGTATAGTGTCTTGATCCAGTGTTACAACCAGCTGGCTTGGGTCTATCTCGTTTACAGCAAATGTGCCTACAACTTCATATCCAGACGGCTGTTTAAAAAAGATTTGATTAGAGCCTGCTTTGTACTGTCCTGAGACTTGTAAGATTGTGTTCCAGTCAATGCTGTCGCCAATTTTAAACTCGCCTCCCAGTCTTTGAAGGTTAAGTGCAATTTCGTCTTGATCCAGCAATGTTAGATTATAATCAAGCGATTGTCCGTTGTTAGATTTCAGCAGTAACACACTGTAATCTATGGCAGGAGTTCTAGTTTCTGCATTAGCTTCTTGGGTGTTATAAACCAATGAGTTGATATCTTTTACGTCTCCTTGCTCTGTAAAGATATTTGAAATAATATTTTGCACAACTCCGAGCTTTTTAACCTTGGCAGGCGGAGTAATATAGATAGGCATAGTAAAGTCAACTGAACACACATCTATGTCAGAATCTATGCCTTGTGGTATACTTCTGGAAGTAAATGTAATATTGTTAAGGTAAACAGCACTCAAACTAGTCCAATCGATATAGTTGTCCGTGGTCTGTATTTCTAAGCTGGGATTAAATAAAACCAATATTTGTTCTAGGAGTTGCAGTTTTTGCTCGGTATTGCTGGTCCAAATGTCGCATCGCATCGATAATGTAAACGGAGTCGGCATTAGTCTTTCGATCGTATAAGCTCCGCCCTGCGAGCCTGTATACTGAGGATTTCCGTTTGAGTCAAACGAATAGTCTCTTTCTCTCACATTCATTTTACTGACAAACGAAGGATCTGTTAGACGCTTTGTGTCTAGTTCTAATCCAGTTATAAAACAAGCCATCCTAGGAACAGTTGGCAGTTTGTTTTCTGAATTCTCTCTAATAATATTAGCAACTTGACGTGTTAGGTCGCCGTACATGACAGGCACGGTACGCTGTGTTTCGTCCCCCGCCTCGGTTCTAAAACCAATAAAGATACGCATGAATTGAGTCACATAGCGTCTTATTTGGCCATCATAAAAATAATTCATTATTCGTCAGCCTTTGGTTTAAGTGCTTGAGATAGACTTTGCCGTTCTTGGATTTCTTTACCATTGATAGTGTCAGTATTTGTATTGTTAATAAATGTGGATTTTTGATTTTGTCTATCTTCTTTGCCTTCGAACCTAGCCCCTTCGGCTACGTCGCTAGATCCTAAATTGCTCATCGTCATTCTTACATCATCTTCTATTTTGACCCAACGAGATCCGTTAAATCTAAACAGCCTGTTTGGCAAGTAATCTGTTCTCAGAGCAAACTGTCCTTCCACAGGATTCAAAGGAAATGCAATGCCGCTAGAAAAGGGCGCTCCGTTTTCTGGTATTGCGTCGTCAGTCAAATAGCCGTCATATGCACTACCTTCCGGGCTAGCATATACTGTGTCTGCTCTATAATCCATGTAAATAGGATCGCCGTTTTCGTCAACCAACTCGTTGCCTTCACTGTCAGTAGAAGGAATCAGCTGTGTATCTAGATCTGCACCAACGATTTCAGCTTTTCCGTTTTCGTCAGGCTGCAGGGTATAAAATCTTTTAGTGTTGTATCCGGCCTGCGGCGCGTCCTCTTCTGCTTGATTTAGCACCGCTTCTGTAATCTGCATTTCTTTTTCGTATGTGCTCATTAGATCTCGTAGACTGTCTGCAGGACGGTAGTATGTGGAACCTTCTGCGCTGGTAGGATCAACACCCTGCACAGGTTGAGACACAATATATTTTTCGCCATCAGAACCTAGTACAACATCATTAGGCTGATATTGCACAGCAGGGTTGTACGCGCCCTGATAGTCTTCTTCGTTTGCGAGATTATCGAGTATGTCTTTGAATTCTTGGCTGTCAACCAATGGCACGCACTTGGCTCTGTACAGGTGCGGATACCACAAAGGAGAAAAACCCTCTGCTGCTCGATTTACATCTTCTATAACATAGAATCTTTTGAGTGCGTATTGTAAATCGTTCAGTGCATATTGATCTTTTAGGTGCGGCAATTCTATAACATCGCCTGGTATAATTTTACGAGCCAGTTTATCAACTGTGTCATTGATATGAAAAGTAATAAAAACAACGTCGTTTTGTAAAAATAATCCAAATTGACTTAGATTAAAATCAATGTCGTTTACATTGTATATTCCGCGCAGTTGATATACGTCCTCAGAATATTTTCTATCTCTGTTTTCGAGGAATAACAAATCCTGAATATTGCTCACACTGTCTTGCGCATATTGAGGTGTAGTTGGTGTGGCACCAGATGTAGATTCGCCCGGGCCGATATATTTGTGAATCAGTACATCGGTTCCGCCTACTTGGAACTGCTCCCAAATAACACGATCGTAAAAGTCGTAGTCATTGCCTTTTTCTGGGCGATATAGACTTAAGCGTGGAATAGCTATTCTCCTTGTGTTTTATATTTATCGTACGGATAAATAACAATATGAGCCAAGTTGACACACTAAAACAAGAAGTTTTTGATTACTGCCGCCTCAATCTAGGCGACGGAATGGTCGATGTTGAGCTCGATCCAGAGCATTATGAAACAGCTCTAGAAAAATCACTTGGTGTTTTTAGACAGCGTGCAGACAATGCTGTGGAAGAAAGGTATGCTTTTATATATTTAGAAGAAGACAAAAACGAATATATTTTGCCTCGCGAAACACAGCAGGTCAGACAGATATTTAGGCGTTCTGTTGGTTCGCGAAGCGGCGGCGGCACAGGCGGCACAGTGTTTGAGCCATTTAACCTAGCTTATACCAACACTTATCTGCTGAGTTCGACCAATATGGGCGGACTGCTAACATACGAACTGTATGCAGGTTATCAAGAACTTGTAGGAAAAATGTTTGGCTCGTTTATCAACTTTGTGTGGCATCCGCACAACAAAAAGTTAATTATACAACAGAGGCCACGAGGCACAGAACTGGTCATGCTGTGGGTGTATAACGAAAAACCCGACGAAGTGTTGCTTACTGATGTGTATTCGAAACAGTGGCTAAAGGACTACACACTAGCGAACTGCAAAATGATATTGGGCCAAGCTAGAGAAAAATTTGCATCGATTGCAGGTCCGCAGGGCGGCACTGCGTTAAACGGCTCTAGCCTAAAAGCAGAAGCCGTAGGAGACATGGACAGATTGATTCAGGAACTTACTACACAGGTTTCTGGGGGACAGGGCTACAGTTGGATTATAGGCTAATGAAAGCAAGCGAATTTATTACCGAGGAAGAAACCTTAGCAGAATTTAAACGTGCGTTTAAACGCACAAAATCAGGTACCCCGAAACTTAGATTTAGATGTCCTAGCGGACCAAGAAAAAACAGAGTGGTTAGTAAGCCGTCTGACTGCTTTAAGGCTCCGAACCCTGCACAAGCGGCAAAGATGCGTGTTACACGCAAACGCACAGGAATACGCCAGGCTCGTAAAGCCAAAAGAACCAAACGCGTTAACCCATTTTCTAAATTAGTAAGACAATTAAATAAAAGAATGACTTGACTTTGAGTCTAAGATTGTTATAATAACTCCATAAAGGAGAAAAACAATAATGATCATAGGCATTTGCGGCTTTATCGGCTGTGGCAAAGATACTGTTGCAGACTATCTTATCAATCAACACGGATTCCAACGAGAAAGTTTTGCAAGCACCCTCAAAGATGCTGTATCTGCGGTGTTTGGATGGGATAGAGAAATGCTAGAAGGTCGCAGCAAAGAAGCCCGCCTTGCTCGTGAAGAAGTTGACGAGTGGTGGGCAAAAAAGTTAAACATGCCCAGTCTTACTCCTCGTTGGGTCTTGCAGTATTGGGGAACAGAAGTTGCCCGCAAAAGTTTTCACGATTCTATTTGGGTTCACAGCCTAGAGAGAAAACTGCTAGACAGCACCAGCGACGTTGTGATCACAGACTGCCGATTCCCTAACGAAGTTAAAACAATCAAAGAAGCAGGCGGCCAGGTGGTTTGGGTTCAGCGCGGCGCAATGCCAGATTGGTTAGATGCGGCAAGAGCTGCAAACGAGGGCGAAGTGTGGGGCATTAACACAATGAATGTTTTAGAAATCCATTCGTCTGAATGGAGTTGGCTGAATACTAACTTTGATCACATTTTAGACAACAATTATGATTTGACTCACTTATACGATCAGATCGAAAGTATTCTAGAAGTCTGCAACTAAGTCTCCCTGTTTCCAAACAGAATCCGTGTGTGCTAACTCTATTCTACAATTGGCACACACTGTTTTTAGATTACTGCGTCTACAATTGTCAAGATTACCATCGATGTGATAAACTCTAAACACGTCTTTGTGCCTACTTTTATAACCACATTTATCGCAGTAATTGTTCATCCTATAGCCGGCACGGTACCATCTAGGGACTCCTGTGTTGACGCCGTGCTTCAAGCACACCTCACATAACTTTCTGTAATAAGTTTTGCCCTGCTTTTTATAGTTCACTGCGCAGGGTCTAACGCCGCATTTGCATAATGGTCTCATGTGCGTATTTAACTGACCGCACCTTTTTCTCCCCTTTTTAACCGTTGATATACGGGCGATTTTTGTGTTTCACACTAAATACAAGAACAAACTATTACCAGGAGATGTGGGAATGGCATTACAATCACCGGGCGTAGAAGTTAACGTCATTGATGAAAGTTTTTACACCCCAGCGGCACCAGGAACAACACCACTTATTGTTGTTGCAACTGGTGAAAACAAAACCAACGGCGCTGGGACAGGAGTTGCACAAGGTACGCTGAAATCAGCGGCCGGCAACGCATTTAGAGTTACAAGTCAGAGAGAACTAGTAGATCTGTTTGGTGCACCTTTCTTTGAAAAGTCACCGAGCGGAACACCAATACACGGTTCCGAAAGAAACGAATACGGACTTCTAGCAGCTTACAGCATGCTAGGAGTTATCAACTCTGCATTTATTGTTCGTGCAGATGTTGACCTAAACGCATTAGAAGGACAAGCAGAAGCTCCGGGAGCGAATCCGGACGATGGGACATGGTGGGTTGACACACGAGCCACACGCTACGGCATTCAAGAGTGGAGCGGCGCACCTATCAGCGTAACAGGCGGACAAAAGTTTGCAAACAAAGTTCCAACAGTTCTAACTGATGCAGACGCTAACAAAATTGAACCTTCCAGCTATGGCCGCAGACCAAAAGCAGGTGTGGGTTCAATCGGTGATTATGCTGTTGTGTTTGAAACAGTTGATGGCGGCGACAGCTTTGCCGCAAACAGAGAAAATGCCAGAGTTTATTACAAGAGTGCAGGCAATACAGAAGCAGGCGTGGCCGCAGGCGAATGGGTATTAGTTGGTTCGCCGCAGTGGCGTGCAAGCTGGCCGATCGTAGAAGGTTCGGGTGTAGTAACAGGCACACTAACTGCAGATTCATTTACTATAAACGGCCAAAATGTTGATATTAACGGCGGCGACTCACTCGACAACGTTGTAGCAACTATCAATAGTAATAATGTTCCTGGTATAACAGCAAAGAATGTTAATTCTGTACTAAAATTATACTATGACGGCGCACAAGAAAGCGGCAATGCTATTACACTTGCTGGAACTGGCCTAGAAGCCCTAAATCTAACAGCAGGCACATACAACGGTGTAGAACTTGTTCAAGCACCACACACAAGTGTACCGGCCTGGAAAGTGAACGACGAAGATCGCCCAACAGGATCTGTTTGGATTAAAACAACTGATCCTAATCTTGGTGCACGCTGGAGAATTAAACGCTGGAGCAGTGAGACAACATCCTGGGTAGAGTTTGATGCACCATTGTATGCATCGACACACAGCGCTCTGTTTGGACTAGATCGCGCAGGCGGTGGCGCTAACATTCCAACTGATAGTTTATTTGTTCAAACAAATGCAAATTACAACGACGGTTATGATGCTACTCCGTCTACTGCAACGTTTAGAGTGTTTTATAGGAATTCAACAGGAAACACCTTAGCAACTTCAACAATAATTGAAGCCAATACTTTTACAGCAGGAACTAATACTTTTTCGCTTAGAGAAAGTTCAAACGGCGAGCAAACGCTAAGTGATATTGTAAACATTAGTTTCCAAGCTTCCGGCGGCGCAGATGATGCATTTACTATTGCTGGAGCAATAAATGCCGCAGGCTTAACACACGTTGAGGCAGGTGTTACTGACGACAATAGACTTACTATTACACATAAACAAGGCGGTGATATACGTGTAATTGACGATACAGCAAGTATTGCTAACATCTTTGTTCCGTTTTCGATAGACGACAGATCAGGCACTGCAAACTTTTACCAGCTACCGCAGGGCGCTGCAGAAGATTCAAGCGGCCAAACAGTGTATTTGATTTCTAACTGGAAACCGCTTGCAGCAGATGACTTCCAAGCAAGCCCAGATGATCCTACAAATGAACCAGCAGACGGGCAGCTGTGGTATAATCCAGAGTTTACCGATGTAGACATAATGTATCACAACGGAACTACTTGGGTAGGTTATCGCTACGACGGCTCTGATGTTGTTAACTTTGGAACAGCGGCATTTCCAAACACAGATCCAAACGGACCTCAGGTGCAGTCTGACGCACCCACAGTCCAAAGCACAGGCGATGCACTAGTAGATGGAGATCTATGGATTAACACTTCAAATATCGACGCATTCCCAGATGTTTACCGTTGGAACGGCGATCTACTTGAATGGGTACAACTAGATACAACCGATCAGGTTACAGAAGATGGTGTTTTATTTGCTGATGCACGCTATGGCACAACCGGTGCTACAGGTAATACAGCAGCATCAATTAGAGATCTATTAACTTCTAACTTCTTAGATCCAGATGCACCTGATCCAGCACTGTATCCAAGAGGTATGCTGTTGTTTAACACACGCCGAAGCGGCGGTAACGTAAAAGTCTACAGAAACAATTATATTGATACTTCTGCAGACAACACACGTCAAAACGACGAAAGCATGACTGCTTATGCAACCGATCGCTGGACAACAGCTTCGCCAAACCAAGAGGACGGTAGAGGCAGCTTTGGTAGATTTGCACAGCGCATTGTTGTAACGCAAGCACTTAAGAGCGTTGTAGATACTAGTCAGCAGATACGCGATACTGAAAGAAGAAACTTCAATCTTATTGCATGTCCTGGCTATACAGAGCTAATGAGCAATCTTGTAAATCTCAATATCAGCAGAGGTTTAACAGCTTTTGTGATTGGTGATACACCACTGAGACTTCCAGATGATGCTACAAGCATAAGCTCATATGCTACTAATGAAAACCTAGTAGTAGACAACAGCGAAGAAGGCCTTGTAACATTTGACGAGTATCTAGGTATGTTCTATCCAAACGGATTCACAACAGACCTAAGTGGCACTAATGTTGTTGTTCCTGCATCGCACATGATGCTAAGAACAATTGCACTTAGCGACAATGTATCGTTTCCGTGGTTTGCACCAGCAGGCACACGACGCGGCGGCATCACAAATGCTACAGCAGTAGGCTACATTGATGCAGAAACAGGCGAGTTCCAAACAATTGCTCTAAATGAAGGGCAAAGAGACACGCTCTATAACAACAAGATCAACCCGATTCCGTTCTTTGTAGGTGTAGGACTTGTCAACTACGGTCAAAAAACACGCGCAAGAAATGCAAGCGCACTAGACAGAATAAATGTTGTGCGCTTGGTAGCATACTTGCGTGGACAGCTTGATAGACTTGCTCGTCCGTATGTGTTCGAACCAAATGATCAGATCACAAGAGACGAAATAAGACAGGCAGTTGAAAGCTTGTTGCTCGAACTAGTTGGATTAAGAGCAATCGGCGACTTTGCTGTGGTGTGTGACGAAACAAACAACACACCTGCAAGAGTAGATAGAAACGAACTGTATGTAGACATTGCTATTGAGCCAATCAAAGCAGTTGAATTTATATACATTCCGCTGCGTGTTCAGAACACAGGAGAAATTTAAAAATGCCAATTACTTCACTTAACAATTTAGGTGTTCCAACCGACGGCGGCAACCAAGTTCTGTTAATGCCAAAACTGCGCTATCGCTTTAGGGTCATCCTTACAAGTTTTGGTGCAGAAGCATCTACAGAACTAACCAAGCAGGTTGCAGATGTAACAAGGCCAACGGTTAACTTCGAAGAGATGGAACTGCATGTTTATAACTCTAGAGTTTATCTTGCAGGCAAGCAACAGCTTGAAACTATCACGCTTACACTGCGTGACGACGCAACCGGCCTAGTACAAAAGCTTGTTGGTCAACAGCTACAGAAACAATTCGACTTTGTAGAGCAGGCTTCGGCTAGAAGTGGCATTGACTACAAGTTTACCACAAGAATCGAAATGTTAGACGGTGGCAACGGTGCTAATACACCAAACGTACTCGAAACATTTAATCTGTATGGTTGCTTCTTACAGAATGTTAACTATAACGAGTTAGCATATGATTCTAACGAACCAGCCACGGTTGCACTTACCATACGCTTCGATAACCTCGAGCAGTATGCTGCAGGCGAATCGGAAGTTTCGGCAGTAGGCGGTATAGGTGCAGCAGTAGGAAGAGCTATTGCAAGCGAGGCCGCAACAGGCGCGGGTTCTGTAGAATAAAAATACACCCTAGGCCAAGCCAAAAGCCCAGAATAAACTGGGCTTTTTTTATGGATAAATATTAGTATGGCAAATAAATTCACAAGGTTCCTTTCGGGCCTAGGCAAAGGCATAGTCAGTCCAAGAGGTACACCCAGTACCTACCAGCATGCCGCAAGGTTGTATCTAGACGACAATTTTAGACTGTCGCCGCGCACAAAATTTAATTATTTTGTAAAATTTGAACTAGATCCTACTGCAATCAAAGCACCACAATTTGATCGTGGAAAAATAGAAGAAGCAGGCTTGCTTGTAAAAAACCTGCAACTGCCTAGTTTTAGTTTTGATACTGTCACTAAAAATCAATATAATAGAAAGAAAATACTCTACAAAATGATCAGTTATGATGCTCTTAATCTAAGTTTTCATGACGACAGTGACGGTGTAGCAAATGCCCTGTGGGCAATTTATTATGGTTACTATATTGCAGATAGAAATTTGCCAGCGTCTGCATATAATGCTACCAAATACACACCGGTATCTAAAGAAGAAAACCTCAGCTATAGATACGGTTTAGACAATAACATAGGTGCACCCTTGTTTAGGAAGATACATCTATATACAATGAGTAGGCAACGGTTTTTGAGTTATACGCTCGTTAATCCTAAAATAACCAAATGGAGCCACAGTGACATGGATTATTCTCTGTCAGAGCCTGCACAGAATCAAATGACTGTAGAGTTTGAAGCAGTGCAATACGGCGGCGGCAGAGTTGATTTTAATAATCCTCCAGGATTTGCTAATTTACATTACGATTCTGCTCCATCACCGCTCAGTGTTGCAGGCGGCGGTGTTGCATCACTAACGGGTGCAGGCGGCGTGTTAGACGGAATGGAACAGATATTCGGTGCAGTGGGGGACGGAACTGCGTTTAGTAGTCCTCAAAGTGCAATCGGAACAATAGCGAAAAGTATTAATACTTACGAAAATCTCAAAGATCTTGACAGCGATAGTCTTGCCCAGGAAGCAATAGGAATTTTATCTAGTCCGCAGGGGATCGAAACAATATCTAATACAATAACAGGTGTTGCCGGAGCTGTGTTTCCTAAAGGTAATACAGAAGAGCCTACAACAACTGCAACTCAAAAGAGAGTTGCACCGCCGGGGATACAGTAAATGCCAACCAATTTACCTCCACAAGAGTTTAATGATTCAGCTGACGGTACACGCTTATTTTTTGATAGATATGGCGTAGAGCCTAATCAATATAGAGCTGTAGACATTGACGCGGCAGTGAGCTTTTTTGAAAGTGCTGGGTTTGATCGAGAAGCTGCCGTTGTAAGTGCAATTACAATTCTACAACAGGCAAAACGCGAAGGCAGTAATGTTTTTACTATTCTAGACAGCCTACAAAAGTTAGACTCTGTGAGATTGAGTCAGCTCGTTGCAGAAATACTTAACAACAACAGAGTGCCTACATCTGCGCTGGGTTATAGAGCTCAAATTACATCAGACATTAAATCGAGAGAAATAGGTGCGTAATGCCTAAGTTTGCACAGGGTCGATTTGAACCAAAAAACCCCGACAAGTATGTGGGAACACGGAAACCACATGCTAGAAGCAGTTGGGAATTTGTGTTCATGAAAATGCTGGACGAACATCCAGGAGTAGAAAGCTGGGCAAGCGAAAGTGTGCAAATACCTTATAGAGATCCACTTACTGGCAAATCGACTATATATGTGCCAGATTTTTTTGTGGTGTACAAAAACAGAAGTGGTGCTAAAAAAGCCGAACTTGTAGAAGTTAAACCCAGTAACCAGACACTGAGAGAACGTGTAGGAAAAAGCAGATACAATCAAGAACAGTATGTCAAAAACCTCGCCAAATGGGAGGCCGCCAGTGCATGGTGTAAACAACAGGGTATTAAATTTCGTGTTATAAATGAAGGTGATATTTTCCACCAAGGCGGAAAAAGAAAATAAGTAATATTATGACAAAGAAATTAGAAGAACTTTGGGATTTAGACAGCAAAGAAGAAGCTGGAAAAGACGAATCTCCTGCGGAGGAAGTGCCAGAACCTACACACGAACAGGTTAAGAGTCTGGACGATAGTTATAAAGCGGTACAAGAAATTACTAGAGACTTGCCCGCAGTAAGCGAATTAGACACTATCGACGATACAGAACTTGATCATCTCGCCTCCAAAGCAGAACAGGCATATGATGACTTAATGGACCTGGGAATGAATGTAGAAGTTCGCTACAGTGGTAGAATATTCGAAGTAGCAAGCTCGATGATGAAAAATGCAATTGACGCCAAAACTGCTAAGGTAGATAAAAAACTTAAAGCAGTAGACGCTAAACTTAAAAAATACAAAATTGATAAAGATAACGCCACCGAAGGCGACGGCGATGTAATCAGCGGCGAAGGTTATGTTGTAACAGATCGCAACGAATTGCTTAAGAAATTAGGCGGAAAGGAATAAATACTACTATGAAAACTTTCAAAGAATATCTTGCGGAGAGCAAAAAATATTACTCTTTTAAGGTCAAAGTTGCTGGCGATTTGCCAGAAAAATTTAAAGAAAACCTTAACAGTAGGTTAGAGAAGTATAGTGTTGCCACACTAGAACAGACTGGCAAAACTCCTATACAGAAACTTCCGCATGATTTTCCAGAAATGGAAAATTCCGAAGTTACAATGTTCGAAGTAGTAACAGAGTATCCTCTCAATGGACCTCAGCTAGAAACCGAATTACGCGACATGGGTATAGAACGCAACAGATACAAAGTTAGAACAGCAGGACAGGAAGCAGATATAGAAATTGCCGATGAAGATTCTAATCTAACTGACGGTGCCCTGCTTGACGATCCCGAGTACAAAGAAGCAGAGGGCGTTAAGGCAGAAGATTACTATGGTGACGAATTTAACACCAATTTTTTAAAAGATTTACAAAAAACAGCCGAAGAGCGCAAAAAAGAATTAGAACAAAATAACAATGCCGACGTTTACGACCGCAAAATAGAAAGTGTTGCTGGCGATTCTCCGGTTGGGAGCAAATAATGGATTTACATGATTTAATCAACAAACTAGACAACATAGACAGGTCTGTAGTAAACGAAGACTCAATGGCAGTTGACGTACCACAACAGGCACCGGCGCCTGTTCCAGAACCCAAGCCAAGCATGAGTGTTAACATGAATGCAACGGGAGCAGAAGGCATGGCTGAACTGTTAAATCTTATTTCGTCTATAAGCGCACCCAAGGCAACGGATACAGAAGTTATTGCATTGCCCGACGAAGAAGAGACAGAAGAAGCGTATGCTAATGCACCTGAGCCGGAAGAAAAAGACATTGACTATATGACTAATAAGCTTGCAGGCGGGATGAACAAGCCGAAAAAAACATATGATATTGTCTCAAAAGGGGATAACCCAATGCAATCGGCTGAAAAAACAGAAGAATCGATTCGTCGACAACTGCAAAAAACTTTAGAAGAATATAAGGAAAACTAAGATGGCAGACCTGACAACAGCAACAATCGGCGGAGGAAGTTCTGAACTGGTAAAAAGACATCCTGATTACCACATCGACGGAACATTTACAGACGGCAACGGAACTACATTCGATAAGAACGAAGAAACAAATCTAGCAAATATTTTGTACAATGGCAACAAGCCACTTACTTTATTTGAGTTAGACTTCGGTACCGACGTCAGCGGTCAATTAGCACCAGAAGAAGCAATCAATGTATGTATTGAATTAGTACAAAAGCATGCAACGATTGTAATTCGAGGCGACCTACACAGCACCAGTCAAGTAATGGCGTTTGCTATAGAAACACCGAACCTAACTGAAGACTGGGACGGAGCGGGCGAAGAAACATTAGTCGAACAGATTGAAGACGAAATACAGGCCTTGGGTGATCAAAGCACAGGAACCCCAAACCAAATAGATTACACAGCAGTTACTTGCACTGTTAAAGAATCTTTTAATTTAGCATAAATTAAATGTCTAATAGGGCCGCAAGGCCCTTTTTTTTGGTTAAATAAAGACATGAGCAAGTCATTAGAAGGTGTGCAGATCAAGAAGGCGCATGCGCCTCAAAAATACACACTTGAACAGATAGAACATCTAGAAAAGTGCATGGATCCTGTAGACGGACCGTTGTATTTCTGCAAAAACTTTTTGAAAATCCAGCATCCTACACGAGGTAGTATTGACTTTGTTCCTTATGATTTT